TACTTGTATCAAATCCAAATTACAGAATTCAACCTATTGCCATACCTAACAAAAAAGACATGGAGCCAGTTTTTGCTATTAAAATTACTCCTGAAATGCTAGAACCATATAAGACACACAAAGCACAAGGTGGACTTGTCGAGCATATTGATATATTTGAGGTATAATGGTTGAGAGAAGAATAACAGGTGAACCTACACAAGTAATAGCTGAAGAGGTAACAGTAGAAACTCCTGATGAACTAACAGTTGAAAACATTGAAATGACAGAAGATGGAGGGGCGTTAGTCAATCCAATGGATGAACAAGAAGAAGTAGAATTTGATTCTAACCTAGCTGAGTACATAGATGAAAAAGATCTACAGGATATGTCATCTGATCTTGTCGGTGATTACAAAGAAGATAGTTCTTCTAGAGAAGAGTGGTATGATGCTTATGCAAAAGGATTAAAACTACTTGGATTTAAGTATGAAGATAGATCACAACCTTTTCAAGGAGCAAGTGGTGTAACACATCCTTTATTATCAGAGACAGTTACACAGTTTCAAGCTCAAGCTTACAAAGAATTATTGCCTGCAAATGGTCCCGTCAGAGTACAAATGATTGGTAAATCTGATCCACAAAAAGAACAACAAGCTCAACGTGTACAAGAGTTTATGAACTACCAAGTAATGCATGTCATGGAAGATTTTGATCCTGACTTAGATCAAATGTTATTTTACTTACCTCTATCTGGTTCAAGTTTTAAAAAAGTTTATTATGATTCTACAATGGGAAGAGCTGTATCAAAGTTTATTCCTAGTGAAGAATTAATTGTTCCGTACACCGCAACAGATTTAGGAACAGCAGAACGAATTACACATGTATTAAAAAGAACAGAAAACGATATTCGTAAATTACAAGTAACAGGTTTTTATCGTGATGTAGACTTAGAAGAATATGAAGACTCTGAAACAAGTAGCATTCAAACAGAAGTTAATCGTTTGGATGGTGTGAGAGAAACAGGGCCTTACAAGAATGATACATACACGTTATTAGAAATGCATGTTGATTTAGATGTGCCAGGATTTGAAGATCCTGATGGAATTAAACTTCCGTATATTGTAACTATTGATGAGGGCTCTGGTAATATTTTATCGGTATACAGAAACTATGATGAACAAGATCCTTTAAAAAAGAAAAAACAATATTTTGTACATTACAAATTTTTACCTGGCCTTGGTTTTTATGGTTATGGATTAATTCACATGCTTGGTGGTTTATCAAGAACTGCAACAGCAGCTCTTAGACAATTACTTGATGCAGGCACGTTAGCAAACTTACCAGCAGGATTTAAAGCAAGAGGTTTACGTATTGCTGATGATGATTCTCCAATACAACCTGGTGAGTTTAGAGATGTCGATGCACCAAGTGGAGATCTACGTGCAGGACTAATGCCTTTACCTTACAAAGGCGCTGATCAAACTTTATTTCAATTACTAGGATTTGTTGTACAAGCAGGGCAACGTTTTGCTTCTATTGCCGATCAAAAAATTGGTGATAGTGTAGCGGCAAATGCACCTGTAGGAACAACAATGGCGTTGATTGAAAGAGGATCAAGAGTCATGAGTGCAATACATAAAAGATTACACTATGCACAAAAAACAGAATTTAATTTACTAGCAAAAGTATTTAAAGAATTTTTACCACAACGATATCCTTATGATGTAGGAAGTGGCGCTGTACCGAGTGTTAAATCAACTGACTTTGACGAACGCGTTGATATCATGCCTGTGTCTGATCCAAATATTTTTTCTATGTCTCAACGTGTTACGTTGGCACAAACACAATTACAAATGGCACAGTCTGATCCGCAGTCACATAATATTTATGAAGCATATAAAAGAATGTATCAATCACTTGGAGTAAAAGATATTGATGCAATTTTACCTCCGCCAGCAACACCTAAACCAAAAGATCCTGCGTTAGAAAATTCTGACTCATTGCTTGGCAAAAAATTAATCGCTTTTAGAAATCAAGAGCATCAAGCACACATCGATGCACATAGAACATTTTTATCATCAATGTTGGTTCGTAATAACCCTCAAGCGACTGTATTATTGCAAGCACATGTTATGGAACATGTATCTTTGTTAGCAAGACAAATAGTGGAAGCAGAAAATCAAGAACAAATACAAGCTGAAGCGGCAAAATTCGGTGGTCAATTACCGCCAGAGCTACAAGCTCAATTCCAAGAAGAAATGGAACGTCAAATTTCGTTAAAAGCAACAGAATTTATTGAAGAAATGTTTATTGAAGAGCAACAAGCAATGTCTGGACAAGGAGAAGACCCTCTTGTTGGCTTAAAACAACAAGAATTACAGTTAAAAGCACAAGATATTCAACGAAAAGCACAAAATGATCAACAAAAACTTGATTTAGAAGGTGCAAAACTTGATCAAAGTGCAAAAATTGCACAAGATAAGATAGATTCTAACGAAGATATTGCACAATTACGTGCAAATGTTAATCTAGATAAACAAAATCAAAACAATGCAAAACGCAACAACTAAATTACAGGAATATTTTAACGAATTGATGAATTTTTCGGATACAGCGGTTACAAGTCAAGAAGAACAGATACTTTTAGCGGGTGCAATGATGGGTGTAGCAAAAATGTTGTATCATAATAATCTTACCGAGCAAGAATATGATAATATTATGAATCATAATGGAAGAGACTTGCTAAATCTTTTAAAACCCACTATACATTAAGTATTATGCCAAAAAAGAAAACAAAAGAAGAGTTTTTAAAAGAGTATAGCGGTAAACAAAATCCTATACCAAATATTTTTTCAAAAAAGAAACAAAAACAAGGAGCTTCGCAAGGAAAGCCTTTTAAAAAAAAGAAAAAAGGTAAGTACGGTGGAGACATTCCAGCAAGAAAAGAAGTGCCTGGAAATCCACACGGTGTAACAAAAAAAGATCAAGAAGGTAATATAATATTAATGGCAAAGGACGGTGGTTCGGCATCCAAGTTTCCTGATTTATCAGGTGATGGCAAAGTTACACAAAAAGATATTTTGATGGGCCGTGGTGTTGTTAAAAAACAAAGAGGCGGCGAAATAAATGGTTTAAAAAAAATGGGCATGAATAAAGGCGGTCTAGCAGGTAGATTGGCTCAACGTGGCTATGGAAAGGCAAGAAGATGAAGTTTAAAAATGCAAAAATGACGAAAGTTCCACAAAAAAACCCTTTTCCAAAGACAATTGCAGTGTCGGACGCAGAGGTTGTTTACTCTCCTTTTGTTTATAAAAAAAATAAAGGAAGTGGTCCAAAAGGGCAAACTAGCAAAATGCAGATTAAAAAAGTAGCATTTAAAGGCGTAAAATAGTATAATCCCGACTTTAACAAAGGAGGTTCTATGAACTTACTAAAAGATCTATGGTCACACATTAAAGAGTGGAGTGACTGGCAGATGAAAGATTGGATCAAGGCCGCTATTGTAGCGATCGTTGTTATCTGGGTAATTAGCTGGATGACAGGCGGAGCAGCATAGTGCTACAAGCTCTCGGAGGACTATTAGGCGGTAAAGGCGGAGCCTTAAAAACTATCGCAAAAGTTGTCGACGAGATTCATACATCAGAGGAAGAAAAATTAGATAAAAAAATATTGATGCAACGCATTCAACAAAAGCTTGCAGAAAAGCAATTAGATGTTAATGCAAAGGAAGCCAGCCATCGCAGCGTATTCGTTGCTGGCTGGCGACCATTTATAGGTTGGATCGGAGGGCTTGCTTTAATGTTTTCCTTCATCCTATCACCATGTATTGAGTGGTATGCAAAATTTTCAGGTATAGATATTGTACCACCTGTCATAGAGACTGGGCCCCTTCTGGCCATAGTCACTTCAATGCTCGGGGTCGCGGGCATGAGAAGTTTTGAGAAGGCGAAAGGATTAACTAAATAATGAGTTGGAATTTTAATGAGATGTTAGACAAGTGTTGGATAACAGCACTTAAACATGAACCAGACGCAAAACTTTATCAAGGGTTTGCTACAAAAGAAATGAAATTTGTAAATTGTGTTTTTAGAGGAAAGAATAATACAACTCTTTTAGTAAAGTGTACTGATGAAGGTAACACACATTTAAAAGATCTTGACAGTCCTTATATGGATGATTGTGTTATTCATCCACCTATAAAAATGTCACAAGAAGAATCACTAAAAATATTAACAGAGCATTTAATAAATCCAGAGTGGTCAAATGTTGTTCTACGTAAACCTCTTGGACCAGAACCAATTAACACTTCTTATATTTATACATGCGTTACTGGTTATTGGGCCGTGGATACAGAAACAGGAGCCGTTACTAAATTCTCATGACATACGACGAATTAGCGGGTTCCGTAAAATTATCTGAAGGCTTTAGAGATCACGTATATATAGATACGGAAGGATTTCGCACGATTGGCTGGGGCCACAAAGTGGTGCATGAAGATAAATTTGAAGACGGTAAAACATATACCAAAGAAGAACTACAAGAAGTATTTGATAAAGATTTAAACACTGCAATAGGTAAAGCTAGAACACTTATGGAAGAACATAGTGTAACTGATTTGCCTACAACAGCGCAGCATACCATTACCGAAATGGTATATCAGCTTGGCCCTACAGGCGTGTCCAAGTTCCGTAACATGTGGAAATGCCTGCAGAACCGAGATTTTAACGGCGCGAGTTTAGAAATGTTAGACTCGAAATGGAATCGTCAAACTCCAAATCGCTGTAAAAAATTATCGGATCAAATGAAATCATGCGCCTAGAAAACTTTTTTACTTATTTTAAAAATCAACTAAAAGATAGACAAGACACTATAAGACAGGCTATATGTAGTGGTGTAAAAGATTGGGACGAATATCGGTATTTGACTGGTAAACTTCGCGGTCTTGAAGAAACTGAACAGGAACTCACGGACCTGCTGAAGAAAACGGAGCTAGACGATGACGACTAAACCTAAATTAATTGTACCCAAACACGTTTGGGATGGTGCAGAAAAACAAAAAGAAAAAAAAGAATTAGAGAAAATTCCAAAACCTGTTGGTTGGAGAATAGTTTTGTTTCCTTTAAAATTAAAAGGTAAAACAAAAGGTGGTGTTATTCTTACTGATGAAACAGTAGAAGAATCACAAATAACCACAAATATTTGTAAAGTCTTAAAGACTGGATCTTTATGTTATAAAGATAAAGAGAGATATCCTGATGGTCCTTGGTGTAAAGAGGGTGATTGGGTTATAATAACTCGTTATGCTGGATCTAGAGTAAAAATTGATGGCGGTGAGTTACGTATTATTAACGAAGATGAGATACTGGCAGTCGTTGATGATCCGAGAGATATTTTGCCAGCTAACATAATGTAACATGGAGAATTCTATGCAAGAACAAACACAAAATGACAAAATGGTACCGATAGATACCTCGGGTGAACCTGTCGAAGTGGAGTTAAACGAAGAACAAAAAGAACAAAAGGTTACAGAACCTGAAATTCAAGTTGAAGAAGCGCCTAAACAAGAAGGTAAAGAAGAAGAGCTTGAAGAGTATTCTCAATCTGTAAAAAGACGTATTGATAAACTTACACGTAAAATGCGTGAAGCTGAAAGACGTGAACAAGCAGCAATTGATTATGCAAAAAAAGTTCAAGAAGAAAATAAAAATTTAAGTGTTATGTCTCAAGTAACTTCTAAGGAAAGAGTTGCTTCTGATGAACAAAGTTTACAATCAACTGAACAGCTTTTGAAAACAGCTTATACTCAAGCTGTTAGTGAAGGAGATATTGAAAAACAAATGGAAGCTCAACAAAGAATAGCTCAGTTAGCTATTGAAAAAGAAAGATTGAGTTTACGTAAGAAAAAAGTAGAGCAACAAGAGCTTCAAAAAGAAAAACCTGTTGAAGAACCTTGGAATAATCAACCACAGGCTCAACCACAGGTTAGACCTGATCCTAAAGCTCAAGACTGGGCTGAAGACAATAAATGGTTTGGAACAGATAAGGCAATGACGTATACCGCTATGTCTTTTCATGATGAATTAATAAATGAAGGATTTGACGCGAGCTCAGAAGAGTATTATACTGAAATTGATCGGAGAATCCGAAAAGAGTTTCCTCATAAATTTGAGGATCAAAGTAAGCCGAAGCAAAAAGTTGCTTCAGCTACTCGAACAACGGCAACAGGCCGCCGCACTGTGAAACTCACACCCTCACAGGTAGCTATCGCAAAAAAACTTGGTGTGCCACTTGAAGAGTACGCAAAACACGTGAAGGAGGCGTAATATGACTGAAAAGATAAACAAAACCTCGCGCAAATTAGAGACCCGTGAAAAGGATGTTCGTAAGAGGGGATGGGTTCCTCCAAGCAACTTAGAAGCACCTGAACCACCAGAAGGTTTTCACCATCGGTGGGTAAGAGCTGAATATCGTGGCATGGCTGATGAAAAAAACATCATTGGTAGACTACGAAGTGGGTATGAATTTGTAAAATCAGATGAGTATCCCGATAGACTGGATTTACCTTCTATCGCTGACGGCAAATACAAAGGTGTAATAGGCATAGGCGGATTATTACTGATGAGGTGTCCTGAAGAAGTTAAAGAAGACAGAGATGAATATTTCCGATCTTTAACCGACCAGAATACTAAAGCAGTTGAAAATGATCTACATAAACAGGAGCATCCAGCGATGCCAATCCATCAGGAAAGGCAAAGCAGAGTAACTTTTGGAGGCAAAAAATCTTAATGAGTAAGGTTCATGTCTCTAAAAAAGTAATAGGAGACTGATATGGCTAATATAGATG